ATGCACGCGCTGCGGGAATGTCGGCGCGTCCTGAAGCCAGGCGGCACGCTGCTGCTCGGGATCGCGGGGATCGACGGCGAATGGCATGCGGCGCGGGACCGCTGGCGCCTGACGCCCGGCGGGATGGCGCATCTCGTCCAGGGCTTTCTCGTGCTCGAGGAGCGCCAGTTTGGGCGGACGTACGCGTTCTACGTGGTGACGCCGTCATGAACCTGCTGATCGTCGGCGGTGGCAAGGCGGGCGCCTGGCAGATGCGCGGCGTGCAGGTCGGAACGGCGCTCGGGGCGCGGGTCTGTACGAACCCGACCGAGGCGGATGTGCGCTGGGCGGATCTCGTGCTGCTCGTCAAGAAATCCGCGCCGGTGTGGGCGCCGCTCGTGCACCAAGTGGGGAAGCCGATCGTCTGGGATGCCTTGGACTGTTGGCGGCAGCCGGCCGATCACGGCGTGACGGAAGCGCAGGCGATCGCGCTGCTGCACAACCAGATCCGAGCCCTGAAACCGATCCTGACCATCGGCGCGACGGAAGCGATGGCGAAGGCCTGCGACGGCGTGTATCTCCCGCATCACAGCTGGGCCGGCCTGACGCCGACGCCGGCGCGCGAGCGCGTGACGACGGTCGGCTATGAAGGCAATCCGCTCTACCTGGGCCGGTGGCGCGTGGCGCTCGAGCAGCAATGTACGGCCCGCGGCTGGACGTTCGTCGTGAATCCGCCGGACTTGCGCGCGATGGATCTTCTCGTGGCGTTGCGCGAGGGCGCCTGGGACGGCTGGATCTGCCGCGCGTGGAAATCGGGCGTGAAGCTGGTCAATGCGATCGCGGCGGGCCGGCCCGTCATCACGCAACCCGGCGCCGCCGTCGCGGAGCTCTGGCCGGCGGGCAGTGTCATTGAGTCCGTCGAGGAGCTCTCGAGCGCCTTCGATGCCTGGACCGGTGTGGAACGACGGCACGCGGTGGTCGAGGCCTCGCTGCAGCGGGCGCCGCAGTACACCCTGGCCAGTGTGGCGGCCCGGTACGGGCAGATCCTCGCGTTCACGGGGGCGTCATGCGCGGCGTGATCGACACGATGGACTCGTTGATCACGGGGCCGACGCTCGAGCCGTTGGACCTGGAGGAAGTGAAAAAGCAGCGGCGGTTCGCCGCGACGACGCTCGATACATTGTTCGATCTGTGGATTGCCGCCGCGCGGCAGCACTTCGAGGAGTACACCGGGCGGCAGCTGATCTCGGCGGTCTGGGAATACTGGCTCGACGCCTTCCCGGAGGACGCCGAGATCGAGATTCCGCATCCGCCGCTCCAGGAGATTCTGAGCGTCAAGTACGACGACGGCGCCGGCGACGAACAGACGCTCGACGCCGCCAGCTATCGCGTGATTGCGCCGCAGGGGCCGTACGGCGCGCGGGGCCGGGTGGCAGTGGCGATCGGATCGACCTGGCCGACGACCGCGGCGCACGCCAAAGCGGTCCGGATTCAGTATCGCGCGGGGTGTGGCGACACGCCCGCGGACGTGCCCGAGCTCGTGCAGTACGCGCTGATGCTGCTGGTCGGGCATTTTCACAAGTTCGGCGAAGAAGTGCAGGACGCGAAGAGCGCCCTCGTATCGTTGCCGCTGGGCGCGAAGCTCGTGATGGACGGGTGGAAGTATTCGGCGTTGCCGGTCTTGCCGCCGAGGTCGTCGACATGGCCGGTCTGAGCGCCGGCGATCTGGACCGGGAGATCGTGTTGCAAACCGCGGCCGCGGCGCAGAGCGACAGCGGGGAAGAGACGTTCGACTGGACGCACGCGGACGAAGAAACGCTCTGGGCGCAGTGGCTCCCGGCGGGGACGAAGGAAGCGTACCAGGCGCAACAGCGGCTGGCGAGCTATGTCGACGGCGTGTTTCGGATCTACGACCGGGATCCCCGGCCGACGACGAGCGGGATGCGGATTGTGTTTGACGGGCGGGTGTTCGATTTGAAGCCGTGGGTCGAGCTCGGTCGCGGGGACGGCTTGGAGATTCCCGTCGTGGCGCGAGGCGAGTGAAATGGACGTCCTGGTGGCCACACGCGCGCATCTCCTGGGGCAAGCGGCGATCGCGGCGTTGGTGGTCACGCGGATCTTTACGCCGCGCATCCCGGAGAAGGTGACGTACCCGGCGGTCCTTCTGACGTTGGTGTCCGATGTCGACGGCCATCACCTGCGGGGCCCGAACCTGGTCCCCACGGATCGGGTGCAAGTCGACGTGTGGGCCACGACGCGCGATCAGGTGACGCTGCTCGGGCGGTTGGTGCGGCAACGCCTGAACGGGTTTCACGGCACGTGGACCGGCACCGGCAGTCCCGCGCCGACGATCACGGTCCAGGCAATTCGCTACGAGGTCGGGAGTGAACGGTTCGAAGAGGAAATCGGGGGCGGGCTGTGTCGGCAGTCGGCCGACTACTTCCTCACGTTCCGCGATTCCGAGGAGCAGATGTTGACGACGTAGACATTCGATTCTGTCGCGCTAGGGGGCACCCGAACACCTGACCTTCAGGGCGCGCGACGACAGAAGGGCCACGACAGAAGGGTCGTGGGTGCGATGCCTCTCGAGGGATCGGCTCACGACCTTTTTTGTTGGGGCTCCGACTTCACGCAGACGCACGGTAACGCACGGCACGAAGGAGACACGACGATGAGAGACAGAATCACGGGCTTTCTGATGGCGCTGCTCACGGCCATCGCAGTGGAGTGCAAGGCGCGGTGGGACCGGTGGGTGCACGTCCCGCTGCTCCTGGCGTTCGCGGATGTGACGGACACCTTCTACGCCGGGGAAGCCTTCATCGGCTATTCCGGGCAGTTGAAAGTGGGCCAGGGGGACAGCCCCCAAACGTTCGTGGCCGTCGCGGACGTGACGATGATCGAACCGGGCAACACCCCGGCGACGATCATCAACAAAACGCATCTGCGCAGTCCGGGCCGCACGCACGAGAAAATCTCGACGATTCGGGATCTCGGGCCGTTCAAGCTGGCGGGCAACTATCGTCCGGGCCACGGGTCGCACGCGCTCGCGGGGGGCGATGGCTTCGCGGCGCCCTCCTACGGCGGCGCGAGTGACGGCAAGTCCCTGCCCGCGCTGCACCGCAGCCAGGCCGTGAACGACTTCCAGATCGAGTTGACGGACGCGGACAGCGTCGTCCACATCCTGGGTCCGTTTGCCGGCGTGGTCTCGGACTACAAAATCGGGCAGATCACGCTCGAGAACAAAGTCGAATTCACCGCGGACATTCAGCCGCTCAGCGATTGGACGGCGAGTCTCCCGTAGATCGGCGTCGACGCACGACCCTCACCGCACAGCACGTTCAGGCACGGCACGACCAGAGGAGTGTGATCGGTGGCGAATAGGTATCGCGGCGACGTGGAGTTCGAGATTCCGATCTCGGACTCCGAACAGAAGACGTACGTCTTGCGGCTCGGGGTGAATCAGTACCTGGCCGCGCAGAAAGAACTCGAAACCCTTGACGGGCGGGCGTTCCAGCGGCGCTTGCTCCATCTGGCCTTGGTCCACGGCGCGGAGAGCCAGAAGGATCTGACGCTCGAGGACGCGGGGGATCTCCTCGACGACCTAGGCTTCGTCCGGGCCAACGAGCTGATCAATCAAACCAAGTTCGGGCGCAACATCGAAGTCGCGCAAGCGGCGGAGAAAGCGGCACGCGACGTGGCGGCCGCGGCGGCACTGAAGAGTCTCACCGCGAAGCTCGCCGCGGTGCGCAAGGACATCGCGGACCCGGAGATCCTGCACGTGATTGACGGGCTCCTGGCGAAGTTGGACCGGGAGGCGGCGGCGCACGCGGCGGAGGGTGCGGGAAACCCTCCCGGGGCGGCGACCAGGTCGAGCAGCTGATCGTCGACGCGGCGGCGATCGGGATTCTGCCGAGTGAACTGTGGGGGGAGCGGCGCTCCCTGACGCAGTACGAGCTCGGGTTGCAATTTCGCGGCGCCAAGCAACGGAGCGATGACCAGTACGAGCTCGGGCTCTTCGTCGCCTGGCACATGGCGTTGTTTTCCCGGGCGAAGACGTTGCCGGAGTGGGCGTCGGTGATCCGGAAGTTCCGGGCCGCGGCGAAGGGCCCCGTGAAGCAAACCCCGACCGAACAGCGGGCGATGCTGCAGCACTTGAGTGAGGTGTACGGGATTCCGCTGCGGGTGAATGGGCGGTTGGTCTCCCAGCCCGCGGCGGACAAGGCGGGCGGCAGACGCCCACGGAAAGGCACACGGGTAGATGGCTGAGGGCAGTGTCGTCGTCTACGGCTTCAGTGAAGCCCAGGCGAAGACGCAATCACTCCCGGAGACCGCGAAGGCGGCGCTGAAGGCGGTCGCGACGGCGACGGCGCAGCGCATTCTGACGGGCTATCAAGCGCGGCTCCTGGCGCAGACGAAGGCGCGCAAGACCGCGGCCTCCGCGCGGCTGCTCGATGAATTCGACGAGCGGCAGATCACCGTGAACGTGCCCGGCGATCCGGACGACCCCGCGAATCTGCCCATGTGGTTGGAACACGGCACGCGCCGCATGACGGCGAAGCCCGCGCTGCGGCCGGCGGGCGATGCCCAGAACGCCCGGTTCAAGGCGGACGTGACGGCGGTATACGAGCGGCTCTTGCGGGATCTCTGGTAAGCGATGTCCATTAATTTCTCTGTCCGCATCGCCGACAACATTCCCGAGCTCAAGGCGCATATGGCGCAGGGGCTCGATCAGATCGAAGCCTTGCGCGCGTCGGTCGACAAGCTGTCGAAATCCCTCAGCGGCGAGAACCAGATCCGGGCGGCGAATAATTGGGCGGCGGCGCTGCAGAAGCTCGGCGGCGAAGCGGGCATGTTCGCCGGCGTCGAAAAACTGACCTTCCAGGAACTCGAACGTGGCAATGCCGTCCTCGATCGGGCGGTCCAGAAATACCTCGCGATGGGCCAGGCGATTCCCACGCCGATCGCCGAACTCCACAAACTGATCAAAGCCGAAGTCGATGCGGGCCATGCGGCGGAAGAGGCGGCGAAGGGCCACGAGGCGCTCGGGGTGTCCTTCGGGAAGTTGGTCGGGAGCTACCTCACGGCGCAAGCCGCGATCGGGCTGCTGAAAGGCGCGTATCACGACCTCACCGGCTTCGTGAGCGACAGCGTGAAAGCCGCGGGCGACGCGGAAAAGGCCCACGTCCAGGTCGGGGCGGCCTTGAAGGCGCAAGGCACGGCGATCCCCTCCGTCATCGCGGCCTATCTCGGCTACGCCGACGCGCTCCAGAA